TATGTCCTAAATATCCAAAATTTTTATCCTTCATATATACTCGTTTAATTAACTACCCTAAAATAAATACTATTAAAGTTTGTAAGTTAGATAGTTTGTTGTTGCGTTTTTTCCTGACAATGTGTCTGTGAAATTTTTTAAGATTCTTCTTAGTGTTGGTCTGATATCTACCGTGTACCTAACTTTAGGTGGGTAGATTGAACCTTCAAAGTAACGAGTAATTACATCTCTATCGTCCTTACGTATCGAAATAGTGAAATAATCGTTCTGAGTATTCCCTTTTTCTAAGTCACCACCATCTAAAAATAAGTGGTAGTTTTCCGCCATATAGTCACTAGTTTTGTACTTCAATGTTTCTTTTAATTCATTGACTACATCGGCAACTTCATTGTGAAGTTCTAACGATTTTAACGTTTTAGAATTGAATCCTTTGACATTAAAATATCTTTGACATACAATATTGTCATTCAATTTTAATAGAAACTCAAATTTTGTTGAGTTATCGTTTTTTTCTTTCATGTCTTCTTCTTTTGTTTGTTTTACTAAATGTTTCTTTCTCTGTTCTCGCCAATTTTAAGAGTGGCGTGAAAAACTCTGTCCAACCATCGTCACGTTTAGGTAAGAACTGAAATAACCCGTCTTCGTGCATCATTTTAATTAAGTTCTGCCATCCCCTACCTGTCGGGTCTAATGGTTCGTTCACTAATTCAAGTATATCATTTTTTGCCTCGTCGGTCAACAAAGGTACGCTTAAATCAACGATTTGTTTGTTAATATTTAAAAATTCTTCACCAAACACACCTCTCTTGGTTTTACCCGTAAGAATGTTGTTTATTAACCTATTATTCTTATCGTCAGAAAATATGCGTTCCGCCTGTTCAATAATGTTCTCGACACTAACCTCTTCGTCTAACACCTTTGGGAAAAGTTTAACGAAAGTCTTCTCACCTAACATCTGAATACCATCAATATTATCACTCTTATCTCCAACAAAAATCTTTGTAAGCGCAACGTTATATGTCGGTATGTCAACTTTATTCAATTCAATCTTATCACCCAATTCATACATATATGAATTTGTAGGCGAAAAAACTTTGACATCGTCACTAATAAGTTGTGTAAGGTCTTTGTCCGATGAGAAAATAACCTTTGTTTCGTTTTCTGAATTTTGACAATAAAACGCAATATTATCATCTGCCTCACAAACATTAAATTCTGATTGTCGTACAAATAATTCTTCTAAATATTGTTTTACTCTCTGTCTTTGGAAGTTATAAGACTCTTGTTGTTCTTCTGATAAGTTTCTACTCTTACGATTATCTTTATAATGTAAGAATATTTTTTTCCTAAACGAAGAGTTTTCAGACCCATCCCAAAATACTACTATCTTGTTATAATTATGGGCCTGAATATGTCTCTTAATCGTATTTAAGAAATGGTATATAGCTCCAACATGCTTTCCTTTAGTGTAAAAGTTCTTTACTCCGTAAAATCCTATTCTAAATAAGTTGTCTCCGTCAACTACTAACGTGTTTTTCATTTATATACCTTGAAAGGTTAAACCATATATACTTTTTACTCTCTCTACTCTCCGTCCACCGAAAGACCAAACTCTCCTTCAATACCTAACATCGTCTTCCAATAAGGAGCGTTATCAGCCTTGTATTTCTCTAAAGATTTTTTCTCTTCCGCCGAATCTTTACCTGATAAGAAACCGTGAGCAGTGACTAAAATTCTACCATCTTCATACCCCATTCCATTTACGTGGTTTTTCATAATAGATATTCTAGTTCTTGTTGCGAATCTTACCTTTCTTTTGTCTTTTACTGCCGAAATTTTAGTTGTTCCAGCGCCTTTTTGATTACCAAATAAGAATACTAATGTTGAGTTTAACCATAACGATTCCCCTCCCTTAGCTTTAATCTTTGGTTGCCCAAATGGGTTATCTGGTAACTCAACCCATGGTTGATTTACCACTAATAATGTATTGGTGTGAGGTCTATCTGTTCTTCTAGAACCTGAGATTCTTTGATTAAGACCCATTCCAATTTTATCCGACAATACCGAAGCATTGTGTTGTTTACCACCCTTACCATCATAAGTCATTTTACATGGTACTGAACCTACTGAATCCCAAAGGAAAAGTAAGTCATATGGTAAGTCACCTTTAGCCTGAGCGTCTAACAGTTCATTGATATAATCTGTAATTTGCTCAATATACTCAAAGTGGTTATTGAATAAGAAAAACCCATCATATTCAATTTCCCCTGTTTCTTCATCAACTACCTCTTCAATTTCTAATCCCATCAACTTTGCGTGTGGAAAATCCCATTTCTGTTCAGTAATTACAAACACAGGTAATATACCCTTCTTCTGAGCGTCTACCGCTGACTTTACCAATGCCGTCGTCTTACCTGTATCTGAATGTCCTAACATCATATTGATGTGTCCCATAGCAGGTCCTGGTAATCCTGTTGCATCTAAAAAGGATGGTCCTAAATCAAAAAATTTATCAGCCTTGAACTTCGCCTGTTTTGAGAATTTTGATTTAATACTACTAAAGTCTTTTTTCTTTAATGCCATATTTGTTTGTGTGATAATATGGTACCGACACGAATGTCGGTACCATGTGATTAGTGTTTATTAAAATGGTAAGTCTTCGTCTACCTTAGCGTTCGCTTGAGTATCTTCTATTTTTACCTGTGTTGGTGCAGTCTCAACCTTTGTGGTTGTAGACGTACCTCCTGAAATTTCTACGATGTTCTCACCGTCTCCATATACGTACTTACCAGCATCTGAACTCCATCTTGGTTCGTGACCTTGAGCGATAGCCTCTAAATATTCTTCAGGTTTCTTAGCATATACATCTTCCCACGTCATAACGTTATCGGTCCACTCTGATTGTTGTGCCGCGTCTGTAGAAATAGGTGTTGGGTCATCATACATGATTGACGCAACGTTAGTATATTCTTTTCCGTTTGGTGCTTTTACTAATGAAAGTGAAAGGATTAAATCTCTACCAACCGCTGGGTCAGTTACATCTCCTTTGTTTTTCCAAATTGGAATAATCTTGTCTAAGATACCATCACCTTTGTAGTTGTGTTTGAATCTCCAAAACTTAACACCATCTTCAGGCTTGTCTTGGTCGATTACTTTAACGATATAGAATTTACGTGACTTGTACTGTCTTGCCAAGACTTTGTCTTGCTCAGAACCCGTCATCATAAGTGCTTCGTTAACTTCATTTAATGGTGAACGTTTACCTTCGTTCTTTCCTGGGTCATAGATTTTCATCCATCTACCACCAACTTGACATTCGTGGAACCATACTTCTTTGAATGGTGACGTACCATCTGCAGTAGGTAGGATACGTACTCTTTTTTGACCTTCTCTTTCACCTTTCTGTAAGATAGTGGTGAAATACTTTTTAAGTCTCTCGTCTTGAGACATTCTGTTCGAGTTTGATTTTGGCTCGATTTTGTTTGATTCGTACTGTTGTAGAACCGCGTCTAAAATGTTTGACATGTTTACTTTTTTTGTTATTAATAAATTATTGTTCGGTTATAACCCGTTCTCGTGTTTGGTTATCTAACCCAATGTAAAGATACACATTATTATTAATAAGTCAACTAATATGTTGAACGTAGAGAAGTTTAATTTAGTTTTTTTGCTCGGTTTGTAGGGTGATATTTTTCCTTGTTGTTTAACTGTTTGACTGTTGGTTGTTTTGTGTAAACAAATCCCACATCGGAACCATATGGCTTACCCGGAGTTAAAGTACTATGAAGTTTTCTATCGACCTCAGTTTTACCATCAACAATCTTAAGTTCTTGCCCAAGTAAAAAACCTTTAAGGTAGTACTTAATATTTTCCTCACTAATTTCACCGTAACAAAACTCTATCGAGTCGTAATAGAAAAGGTCTATAAAGATTTTTTTCTGAAACCCTAATAACCTACCGTGTTTTAAAATATCACTTAAATTTACAAAATTTTTAATCGGACCTGTTACTATAACATCTACGTCCCATGTTTTATCAGTATCTCTTAAAGTCAGAAAACTACCTGACAGATAGAAATCATAATCAGAAACACCTTCAAATGTTTTGAATTCTTCCCACCACTCATTAAACACCTCCAATGTAGGTCTATTCCAAGGGGTTGTAGTTTCAACAGTACCAAATTTATAATAAAATGACATAAAAAAAAAGGATTATATCTATAAATATAACCCTTTCAATATTAAAAATAAACGAATAATAGTTTATTACTTTTTACCCTTACAATATTTACCTGAACACCTTTTTTTACCGTCTAAACCTTTTATAGTACCTTTACAGACCTGTACCGCATATCCGTTAGCATATGCTGACGGGTAAACGTCAAACTTAGCCTTAGCCGCTGACTTACCTCTCGCACATAAAGCGTTTTTAGATTTTTTACTTTTACTTTTTTTCTTACCTTCAAGTAAGTCGGTCTCATTTAAATCACCAAAAAACTCGTACTCTTTATCGTCTTTAACAATACCTAATCCTTCTAAACTATCTTCAGGGATTAAAGCCATCTCATCAAAGAACCCCATTCCTAATTTATGGTCCCAATGAGCTAAATACTCACCATCACTATCAGTCGCGGCTCTAAATCTTTTATATTCTACAAATCTAAAATCGTCACCTGAAAATTGTGAGACTATTTTAGACCATTCAGCGATATCCGATACCGAATCAAACTTTGATAATTTTTCTTTTTGTTCTTTTATAACATTTTCAACTATAGTATATAGTTCTATTTCTGTAATCTTAACTGTCTTTGACATATTTTCTTTTAAGTTTTTGTTGGATACCATTGTAGGTTTATTACCCTTACCCGTTTTAGGGGTTTTCTTTTCAGCCCTTCTTTTTTGTCCACATGCCTTTTTTTTGGCATCATCTGACATTTTGGATGCGACATGGACTGCTCTACATTTAGGATAAGCACCATCTTTTTTCCCATCACCGTCATCATCTGAACGACCGCAAGGTGGATGTCCACCTCCCTTTTTCTTTTTACAAATATTAACCCATGGTCCTTTTGGTTGTTTACTTCCTTTCGGTTTTTTCTTAGTCCCGAACCAAACGGCCAAATCCTCTTTAATAGTTTCTCTAATATCCATACTAATAAATATATAAAGAATAAAAAAAAGGGATACTTTCGTACCCCTTTTAATATTTAGATTGTTTTTTTCTTAGTCGTTTTCCTCAACCTCATCAGGTGCTACGAATGAATCCTTAACATCTTTTTCTGACATATTTTTAACGTCATCAGATGTTAATACATAATCATCCTTACCTGTCACATCCATTTCAACTTCCTTATCATCAAAGAAATCTGTTAATTTCTGATTGTAAGGGTATGAATCTAATGAACGTAATTCTAATTTTTGTTCAGGGGTTTTTGGTTTAGCTTGTTCGATTTTATCACCTAAGTCGTCAATCGCATTATATAACTTATCCAATTCACCCATTTTTTGTTCTAAGTCATCTAACTTAGAAAATACTCCATCAACTTTTTCGACCGATTGACTAATCTTTTCTTCCGTTGATTTAAATTTTTCCTCTAATTCTTTTTGTCCGTCAACTAAATCAGTAACATCTACTTCTTCAGTATCTGAATCTTCTGTTGTTTCTAACTCCTCTTCATCACCCATAGGTAATTCCTCAGTAGTCGATAACGCATCATCCAAACCACCACCTGGTTCTTCAGTTGATACTTCATCTTCTGTTTCAACCTCGTCCTCTAATTCAGGAGTCTCTGTATCCAACCCTGTTGGTAATTCAGTAGACACCTCCTCTTCACCACCTAACTCTTGTTCGTTAATAGTACCAACATATTTGTTGATAGACATAAACCTACCTAACTCCTCATTAAGAAGCTCTTCTTGTGTTTTTTTCATAATATATAATATTACCCTCTAAGTAACGTTCTACCGTCCTCAGTTATAAATTTTTTATCTAATCTTGTTTGTCTCTCAATTAAACCGTCTTTTGTTCTGATAGTGTAACAGTCACCTGTTTGTAAATCACATACTTCTTGATAGTCACCTTTGTCTTCAACAACAACGTTTCTACCTAAAAACTGATTTAATGCGTTTTGTAATTTATTATTTTCCATAATAATGTGTTTATATATAAATATAACCAAATATTAAAATATCAGGTTTTATAGTTTATTAAAAGTAGCGTTGTACTTAGTAAAGGTATCAAACTCATCTGAATAGTCTTTGTTAGTACCATTCTTATACGATACCTTACCATTGTCATACTCACTTATTAAGTTACCTTTCGTATCCCCTTCATCTTTAATCGCTTTGTAACTAGTATTCCAATAGAACGCCCATAAACTAGCTAAATATTCAGGGTTTGCGGAATTCTCACTTTCCCAATGATTCGCTCCGTAATAAGTTTCCCCACGTTTCTTCATTGACTTCATAAATGCTTTATATGCTCTTACAATACCATCTTCAACCTTTTCTTCTTTACTTACATCATGGAATATTGCCGTAGACCTAACATATCCATCACTAGTCGAAGGACAGAAATACCCTTTAATTTCCTCTCTAAAGGTACTCTGACCACCACCGTCTAAGTGTAATCCGAATGGGTTATCATATAAGAACCTTACACCATTACCTCTACCCTGTTCTCTCTTAGAGACCGTAAATGTCATTGCCATTAATCCATTCTTAACAGTATCACTATAATTAGGTAACTGACTAGCAGCCGTCTCTATTAATCCTTTAAGTTCTAAATCAGTCAATCTCGTAGGACTGTTTGGTATATCATACTTAGGGATTGGATTCTTACCGTTATTAGTCCAATACTTTGAAACAACACAACCAACGTCCGCAGTTTGTTTAACACCCGTATTCCCTTGATTTTCAGTATCACCACCATAGACATTAGGTTTTGTAAGTTCGGTAGCCCTTTTCTTAGTAACTAATTTTTCTATTAAATTGTCTAATAAATTTCTTCGTGCTTTTACCATCCCTTTATCGATGTTAGAAACACTAGCCTTAGATATTCTTACACCCTTAAACGTCGTAATCATTCCTGAATCTGGTGAAAGTGTATGTTCGACAGATAGAATAAAATAAGTTCCTGAATATATCGGTATATATCTTAAGTTGAAATACATAAACGGTTGTATCATCGCATTACCCATCATTTTGATAGAACACTGATAAACTCTCGTTTTCATAACATCCAATAAGTTTGTAGAAATAGAAGACGCAGTGGTTCCTTTTCTCATATTGGCAATATTCTCAGTAACAATAAGTTCTTCACCCGATTTAACCCCATCATAAGATTCAATACTAAAATCTGTAAACATATTTTGGTTTTGAATTCCAAAGTCAACATTAAACGCAACTCCACGATTACCTTCTCTCAATTGTTTTACATCTGTGGGTTTATCCGATATTGGATTCTTAACCGCAATGTCAAAACCGTCACTACCGTATTTGAAGTTTGGTTTTTTAATGTTTAAGTACTCGGACTCGTTTGACCTAAAGAACACAACAAAACCAGGTAATCCGTTTTTATTAACCGTTGTATGTGTACCAAACACATCATTGGCTAATTTCTGTGCGTCTTTAATATTTTCAGCCGCGTTAGTTAAATTACCGTAGAAATTCACATTTGATGCAAATGACATTGGTTCTGATAACGCATTATCTTTTAATATCATCGATATAAATGACGCGATAGGTTTTCCCTTATTTGACTCATTAAAATATTTATTCAATACTCTAACATCCATAAGGAACTTATCACCTATTGGTTCGTTAAGGTAATTAAGATATTTAAATAACTTAGCTAAGTTAGCCTTATCCCAATCGAACCCACCAATCCATGTATCATTAATATTCTTTAATATACGGTAAGTAATTTTCTGTAACTCAACCCCTGATATATCACTAGCACTTTTTTCCAATGCACTGTTACCGTCCTCGGCATTTATTAACTCACTAAAGTTTTTGAATATATTGTCAATATACCCGTCTATTTTACCTATGAAACCTGTCAATGTAGGTAATAAAGAACTCTTAAACCCATCTATATCACCACCTGTGTTCGATAACTTCCATTCCGCCCATACATTAATAATACCCTTAAAGTCCTTGAAGTTTTGTTCTGTAGGTGCGATGTCCGATAACTCGAAAAAACTTTTTCTTATGTCATTAACATCATCACGACTAACAGACCCATTTATCTTAAAGAATAAATTGTCGTCCATTGCGATTGTTTTAAACTCAGCAAACTTAATCGGTTCTTTTACAAAACTATCAACATATGATGATAATACCGAAAGTTTTACATCTATTGCTTTATCAAACGATATTTTAATAACATCAATTAAACCCTTATTTTTTGAAATGTTTTCTATGTTGTTTTTTACAAATGACTCCTCTAACTCGGTATCCGACTTTAATAACTCATAGTAGAAATTCTCATAAGACCCCACATTGTTGTCTGATTTTCTCTTAGCAAAATCTATAAACATTGTTTTAAACTTTTCTAACGTTTCATAACTAAACAACGACACTAAACTTTCAATATGACCATAAGACAATGTACCCTCACTGTTAATGACATGCTCATCGGTTTTTGGTCTACTTACTGTTGAGAACGGTAAATCTTCAAACACACCTTTATCAAACTGACCGTCCCAATCTTCTGACACTGAACGGTTAACCAACACAGGTATTTTATTTTTACTAATAGGGGTGATAGGTCCTGAGTATGAAGGTAATCTAATAATCCCTTCCTCTGTTATATAATAACACCTATACAAATCAATACTTTGCTTATCTGACTCCTCTGTCGTTATAATGTTTCCTATTTTTTTAATAACTAGTTTACCCGAATCAATATACTCTTGTATCTTCTCAACCTCAAATTCAACATCATTAATAACCCTGTTAAGTTTGTCAATTATCAACTCAGGGTAAAACCCTAAAGAGATATTCTCACTTGTTATATCATAATTAAAAAAGGTACTAACTCCGTTACTGTTTCCTTTAATATCATATAGGTTTTGACTATACCCACTAATGTCTAAATCACCCCAAACATTATCTAAGATATCTTCATTAGTTTCGAGTTGATGTGTATATCTATACCACATAGACCCCCACTTCAATAATTGTACATTAGAGACCTCTTTTATATCCCCACCTAAAAATCTTGCGAAGTAGTTTTGTTTAAGCGAATTCTCACCTTCGTAAATGTCAGTCATCGACTTAGTTGGTATCGTATTTAATAACCAATATGCTTTTGATATATCTGAATCTGTTGTAACAAAATTAGGTGTTTGTAACGGATTTATGTCTGAACTAAGAAATAAATCTTCTTTTGTAACATCTTTGTCCGAGTTAGATACCGTATACCTTAAACTTTCCGTATATGTGGTACTAACCTTTCTGTTAAACTTATTTGTTTTGTTAATTTTTAAATTGTCTTTACACCATTCGTCATTAGTATATGGATAAGGCTCTAATCCGTGTGTTTCGTATTTTTTAACCTCCTCCATTAAAACGTCCCCCGCCTTTGCAAAAGGACTTATCTTAACAACGGTTTCATCAACAATTGTGTCAATTACCGTAAAACTATTACGGTCTTCTATATCTTTCTCAGTGGATTTTGTAAGTATTAAACTCTTAGCGGTTTCTATTAGTTGGATATCTTTACCCAAATAACCTCCACCAAACAATGCGTTTAAATTGGTTACCCCTTCCTTAAATAAGTTCTTACCGTTAAGTAGTCGATTGATAGAGTATTTACCATTATTAGCATCTTCGTAACCAATAACATCAATAGTCTTTTTAGAAAACCCTGTACCTAATACAGAATAAATTGCCCTATTATATAATCTATATATTAAACCTGAAAATGATGACTCGTTAAACGCCCCCTCATTATCGGTTAAATCCTTAGTTAAAACACCATATCTCACTTTATCCGAGACCTTAGATGTTTTGTCAGTCGTTGCGGTATCACAAAATTCTGATGATATAGCCCCATTCGTTGTTGCGGCTGAAAGATACTCTTCAACCAATTTAACCTCAGGCCATGTCGCAGTGTCGTAACCCTTTAATTTACTCTTAACCGCAGGGTCACCAGGATAATATTCCTCTAATCGACCCTCTTTGTTTTTATCATATATCGTAGGAAACGGATAGACGACATCATTAACAGAATCGGGATTATCTTTCATATCAATACCCTTTTTTCTGTCTCCATTAAACCTTTGCTTATAAGACAGGTCGTGAGTATATTTCATAACCTTTAAAAACGTCTCTGTGTTTGCCAATATAACACCCATCACGTTTTTAAGTGTAGGTTCAAACCCTAAGTAATTGTTTTGTACATTACTTAAAACCTCTTCGACTTGGTCTTTAATTTGTTCGTATTCACGAGTATATGTGTTAATCACTTTTTCTAACTCATCAATAAACAAATCAATTCTTACTTGTTTTTTCTTAAAATTATAAATCAATAACGAATGATTTAATTTAGACGTGTTTATTGAGGTATATGTGATTTCATTCATACCTCCCTTTTCATCAGTTTTTAACACAAGTTTTTGATGTTTACCAAAATACTTAATCTCACTTAACCTTTTAAGGTATCCATCTATAATCGTATATATCGATTGGTTATATTTTTTATCTTCAAGGATATTAAACGAACCCGTTACCTTATCCCCTACTTTTGTTTTTAGAATCCCACCCTGATACGCCTTTTTAAATTCAAAGTATTGACCTCCTTTATCGTCATCAATAGGTATTGGATTATTTACGTTACAGAATTTACTAAACCACTCAATAACCGCAGTGTTTAATTGTGATAATACTTTACCATACTCCGATATGTCAGAGAAAAAACTAATGTCCGCTTCGTCCATTAAATCATCCTCTAAGAATGTATCTAACCTTTTAACTAACTTACTTAACTGTGGTAATGTTAATGGTTTTTTAGCCAACTTTTCACTAATTAAATTATCTTTACCGTAATTAAGATAAACTTGATTTAGTATGTCGAACCCTTTGGTTGATTTACAAGTTTTAACCTCCCCGTCAGCATCTGTCTTTGGTTTTACATATTCAAAAAGATAAGGCGCCACTTCGGCATCCTTT